GACTCCAGATCCCACACGCCACAAAGGCCCTGCACCCTCAGCTCCACCTCCTGCTTCTCCAGCAGGCGCAGTGGCAGCGTAGCGTCGGCCTCCGCGTAAGGCCCCACGTAGCGAGAGGGGAGCTTCCAGAGGTCCGCCTTCGGGTCCAGCCCATACTCCAGGGCAGCGCGCCGAAGGGCCTCCTCGTTCTTCCCAGGAAGCCCGTGACGCGAAAGGATGTTGTCCAGGCCGTAGCTGAACTGCAGCTCATCCAGCAATGGCTCGGCCACCTGCACGTCACGGAAAGTGGCCAGGGGGAACTCAATGCCCGCCTGGGCCAGGTAGTCCAGGTCGTACTGCAGGTTCGCGCCCACCACCTCCCCGGTGAACTTCCGTGCCTGAAACTTCACGTAGCCCAGCGCCAGCCGCGGGTCCAGCACGTTGTCTCCGCCCAGGTGCCTCAGCGGCAGGTAGTGTCCACGCTCAGCGCTCATGGCGAAGGATATGCCCGCGATGAAGCCGCCCCGGCGCACCGCCGGCCCCAGCGTCTTCAGCGTGGGGTCACAGGTCTCCGTGTCCAGGCCTATTCTCCGGCTGACGTTCCAGTCGGACGGCAGGTCAGAGGCCTGCGGCGGGGTCCAGCTGCTGGCCGGGGCGAAGAGAGGTTGTTGCAGGAAGGTCATCGCTGGGCTATGGGTACGAGCGATACGCGCATGACGCGCTCTTGGAAATCTGCATCCTGCAGGGCCTTGGCCTCCACGCGCCCCGCTGCGTACCTCACGCTGGAGCGTTCCCGATCAAACATGCGCCCAACCTCTGACCAATTCACCCGCCGGGGGTAGCGCCCCGCGTAGGCGTAGATGGCGATGGCCCTCACCCAGGCGTCCTGGGCCTTCCCCCGCGTGGAGCTGAGGATGCGGCCCCGCGTGGAGCCGAACTCCCTCACCACCCGGCGGATGGCCTCGTCACGCAGGGCCTCACTCATGCCGGGTTCCTGTTGATGATGTCTTCCAACAGGCGCCGGGCGCAGTCGAAGTCCAGGTGCGTTGCCCCGTTGAGGATGTGCGTGACGATGATACGCTCGGCCTTCCCGGTACGCATCTCATCAAACAGCTTATTCAGCTGACCCTTGGGCACGCGGCGGACCGGGCGATCCTGACGCTCTTCCCAGCTGGCCAGGATCTTGTTCACGCAGCTGAGGCTCTTCTTCAGGTCCTCAACTCCGCCCTTGTTGCGCCAGCGCAGGGGGTACTTGGATGCGTAGCCCTCCAGGTAGGGGATGTCGTGCTCCTCGCACAGATCCCAATGCTGCGTGCTGGCCTGGTAATGTGTGCCACCGACCTGCTCTACAGGCTTTGTCATTTCGCTTCATCCTCCCATTTCTGTAGATTAGGCTGCAGAGGCTCGTGTACGTCCGCTAGAAGCAGCGCATTTGCGTACAACCTAGCTGATTCAGGTGCGTGGGCCTTACGCACCATCAAACGGACCAGCTCAGCTATCTCTTCTTCCTTCTCCCCCATCAGGCTGTTACCCAGGGCAATTTGACGCTTGCAGAACAGATAGGCTTGGGCCATGTCTGCAAAAGCCAACCACCAGCGGTCTTCTTCCGAAAGACTGTCTTCATAGTCAAAGCCGAGTGCACGATTGGTCCGCTCGCCAATAACCCTGTCTGCCTCACCAAGCGTTGGGAAAGCGCGCTTGGCCGGATGCGGGATGTCTCCAAACAGCTCCGCTGGACTGTCGTGAAACGTGATCGCTCCCAACAATGACACGGAGGGCGACGGGTGAAGGACGTGGACGATCATGAGCATGCCCCACGTGTGGCTGTCCACGCGCTCCTCACCCAGGATGTCGGAGGCGTGCCACCGGCGGACATGGCCGCCAGAGAAAGCTATGCGGATACGTTCTGAATCGTTCATACAAACACCCTCACTCCATGACTCTCGCTCAGCTCGATTGCCCAGCGTGCCTGATGCTTCGCGTCGTCCAGGGCGTGGTGATAGACGCCCTGCCGCGCCGGCTCTGCGCTACGCGGCCCCTGCGCCTTGAGCGTGCGGAAGCAGCGATTGTTCCAGAACTTCCAGCCCGGTTTCAGGCCTGCAGCGCGGTAGGCGCAAGCCAAGATGGCGTTGTCGAAGTCCGCCCCGTTGCCCCATATCTTGACGTCCCGCGCGGGATTGTCGAAGATGAAACGATTGAGGGCCTGAAGCGCGTACTTCGCGTGATCGCCGCCCTCCGCGGCCTCGCCGAGCACCCGTTGGGCTTCCTCGCCCTGAGCATTCCACCAGCGCTCCGTGTCCGCGTCGCGGTGCAGGCCGAGCGCCTCACAGGAGGACGTATTAAGCACGGCGTAGAACTCCCGCCCCAGCCCCCCCGCTCCGAACTCCACGGCCCCTATCGAGAGGATCACGCAGCCAGGGGTCTGGCCCAGCGTCTCCAGGTCAATCATTATGTCTTGCATTTGGATTAATCCTCTTCTGTCAGGTCAATCTCGCTAAACCAGTCTCTAGGAAGGTAGGAGCGAGATGCACAATCCCCGTTGATCGGTCCAGACCTGTCAGCACGCTGCACGTAACACAGGTAGTTAATCTGTCCATCGTTCCCGATGATAGCGCCAGCCAGCTCTGCGATGCGTCCCTCGTACTTCCCCCGGGTCATCCGCACTTGCGTTCCCTGGACCCGAAGGGAGACGTTCTGCACCATCGCGTAGACTTCGGCCACCAGCCGGCTCTCTGCTTCTGTGCCCAGCATCATGCTATGCTCAGCCACTTGACATAGCGGCGAGAAATCCACTCTTCCGCCGCCCGGCGCCAGTCGTTCCCCGCGGGCATCTGACCCAGGATGTCCAGGGCGCCCTCAAAGTTGTCCTCGGTCTTCGGCACCCCCTTCTTCCCCTTCCAGTGCTTGTGGGCCAGGGCCATGGGGATGACGATCTTGCTGAGGAAGGGCCACCGGCACATCTGCGCTGCCGCATAGGCGCCCTCGTCAAAGAAAACGGCGAGGTCATGCCGGATGAAGACCTCCCGCGCCTCGTCCGGGATGACCGTGTTGTCCCACTGATAGAAGAGTGGCATAGGGGTCACCTCCCCAGCCTCGTAGGGGTCAACGGACCACTCGTTGGAGACGATTGAGCTGTCATACACGTGGAAATTGTTGCTGTGCTGAGTGTACTCGCCCACATCCAGTCCCAGGCGCCCGGCCAGGTACTGAAGCAGGAACGAGAAATGCACGGCATTGGCGCCGTAGGCCCCCAGCACCATGTCGTTCGAGCGGCAGCTGACCGTGATGTTCAGCGCACCGTTGGTGACGTAGGGCAGCGCGTTCAGGTTACAGGGGATGTCCTTGCCGCCGTTGTCCGCACGCCGCGGGTCCACGGCGGGGTCCCACATGTTGATGACTGTGCGGCGGTCGGTGACGTCCCGGGACAAGCGGCTGACCACCCAGTCCAGTTGATCCCCCCAACTGCCCTCGTACTCATGATCATATCCGCCGTCCCAGCCGCGCCAGCGCTTGCCGTAAGCCGCGGGCATGGTCTTGCCGCCGTCGTCACTGAACTGGCCGAAGGTGGAGACGTACTGAATCAGCGGGGCAAGGTCCTCACGCCCAGCAATCATCCACATCGCTTCGATTACGTGGAAGAAAGGGTTCGCATCACGCCAGGGCGCGAAGAGCACGCACTCCGCCGGCTTCTTGTAGACCGTGGACACCGGCTGCTGAATGCGGCGGACCGGCCCGTTGCGGCTGGACTCCGTCACCCCGTGCTCCTCTATCAGGGCGATGCCCTTGGCCAGGGCGGAGTTGACGTTTCGGGCATTCGATACGATCAAGACACTTTCTCCTGTTCCTGGACGGGCAGGTCCAGTATGTCATTGAGGGCCTGCGGAGGCAAGGCCGGAAGCTTGGGTTCTACCTTCAAGTATTGTTCTACGAAGGGACGAACCTCCGGCCAGGCCGCGATCAATGCCCCCACCGTGGTGACCTGCTGAAGCTCGGCCGAGATCAATGTCTTGGCGGACCTGATCTGCTGCGTCAGCTCAGCGCGTTCGCGGCTGAGATCTTCCTCCCGGGCGGTGAAGGGGTGAGACACCTCATATACCTTGATGCAGCCGGAATAACTGCAGTGAGGCACGCGTTGGGAAACGGAGACGTACTCGTACTCCTTTGCCCTGACCTTGCACAGCTCGCCCTGAATGCCCGTAGAGCCGTTCAGGTTGAGATGCATAAATTCGCTGCCGAACTTGACCTGAAAGCCTACGACGCTGGGCACCCAGCCCTTGGGCAGCGCGTTCAGCTTCTTCTGATCCTCGGCCGAGAAGATGTCATCGAAGACGTCCGCGGCGAACGCCATCTGCTTCTCCACCAGCGGCGGGATAGCGTGCGAGAAGCGGTGGAGCAACAGACGATTGCGGATGCTCTCCCGCATGGACGTTGATAGACGCACTGAAGCCATGATTATTCTCCAATAGTTGGTTTGTACTTCGACCGGGGCCTGCCCTGACCCAACTTAACCCTTTGATATTTGTCAACCTCGCAAAGCGCGTTCGACAAGTCCATCGCGATCAGCGGCGGAACCCAGGAAGCGGTGTTCTCGTTCACCATCTCCCGCAACTGAGTGATCTCCTCCAGGAATTGCTCCTGGGGCAGGATCTTCCCCACCGGGCGCCCCGCCAGGCGATTAAGGCCGCGCATGGAGCCGGGGCCAGCGGCGGTCCAGGTGTCCCGGTCTGGAGCGGAATGCAGGTAGCGTGTCCAGCGCATGTCACAGACCACCTGCTGACAGGTGAAGCTACCCCAGCCCATCCAGTCTAGCTCCTCCTTTGCGCCCATGAAGAAGGTCCAGGTCTCCTCCAGGGTGGGGTCCAGCGTCAAAAAGTCCTGAATAATCTCCCGGTCCCTCCAGGGAAAGCCCAGGGCGATCTCGCTGACGTATCTTTGTTTTGACCAGGAGTACCACGGCTTAGCTTTGTGACTCTCAGGGCGAATAAGATAGGCCGGCGATTCCACCTTATCGCCCCGCGCGCGCCGCGCCTCTGAAACACGCGTCAGTTCCTTGGGCGTGAAGCCCTCCGCGTTGGGCCACCCCCCGTCCGCGATGTACTCCGCCAGGGCTGCGGGATGATTGACGAAGCGACTGACCGCCAGCATCCACCACAGGTTGGGGTGATCCGCGAAGGGCTCCCGGATGTGCTCCCGTATCCAGATGGTTGTGCGGTCAAGCTCGCGTAGGATATTCGTGAACTTGTACTCGCGGAGGATGGGGTCGTCAGTCAAGCGGTCCAGCGTCCAACCACCCTTACCCCAGGCCCCCTGACCAGCGGCAGACATCGGTGGGTCAGGTGTCAGGCCGTTGTACTCTGCATCAAGGATGATCTCCTTGCGCATGTAGATCGAGTGCCTTTCATTCACCCAGGCGATGAGCGGTGCGGCCTGCTCGGGGGTGAAGACGTGGGGTTCAGTAGGCACTGTACACCTCCCGCGCTGGAACGTCCCCGCAGGGCAATTCTCCTGGAGGTTCCACAGTAGCGTCCATCAGGATCGCCCGGAAGGCCTCCTCCGCCCTCTCCCACGGCAGATCATACACCCGGTGGCCCGCATCAATCGCCCGCGCCCGAGTGGCGCGGATGGCCTTGATCTTGTCCGCCACCAGCTCCTCCTTGATCTCCCGCTCCTTCCCCGCGGCCTGTTGCCGGGCCTTGATCCGCCGAAGGCAGACCTCCAGCGGCGTATCCAGGTAGCAGAAGGCGAACTGGACGTCACAGCCCTCGTCCTCCAGGCTTGCCCGGGCGTAGTCGCCCCAGCTGCCCCACACTGTCGAGGCAAGGATGCCCTCACAGACAATCGCCTGATGATCAGCCTGGGGATGAGCACGGCAGATCCTGATCGCGCCGTCCAGCGCAGCGAAGGTGGTCTTGAAGTCCGGCACGGCGTCCAGGCCGCCACAGGCGGTGCGGTAGGAGCCAACCACCAGCGCGTCCACCCCCGGGAAGCGGTGTGGCATGGCGTAGCCCTCTACCGCCTTACGGCGCAGGGGGTCCACCTTCGTTGGGCTGGAGTACCAGGTCAGGTCCACCATGTTGGGCTTCCCGTAGCGGGGATCGTCTGCGATGAGGCTGCGGGCAAGGTGTGTCTTGCCCGAGCCGTTCGTGCCGCGGATGTTGTAGATAGTGATCATGTCAGTTGTCGAAGAAGAAGCAACAGCGGACGTCTTCTGGCTTCCCCAGCGCCAGCAGCCGGGGCATCGTATCGGCCCAGAAGTTGCTCGCGCTGCGATAGTAGGGTTCGGTCCACTTGACCAGGCAGTGCGGTGATTTGCCCCGGCCCAGGATCTCCAAGAAGCGCGGCATGTCCTCGCTGGCCTCTCCACCCCAGCGGCCTCCGCTAAGGTGTACGGAGGCGCGGCGCTGCTCAGGGTAGCCCTTCTCCACACGAAGCTGCTGCCAGGCTTGCTCGAACTCGGTGCTGTCTAGGTGCTCAACTTCCCCACCGCTCACGGCGCCGGACCAGCCCTCAGGCTTGCCGTTGTCACGCCATTTGGCCCAATCGGATGGGCCTACCCATCCCTGATGCGTGGTCTGTTGTGTCCAGTCATAGGTCAGAAGCTCAGCCAGCGTGAGGTGGCTGTGGGAATGTCCATCGCAGTCCCAGCGTTCCACCACCGCCCGGTACTGCTCGCACGCGTCCTTCGGTACGCCCCGGGGTACTGAGATGGGATTGAAGCCCTCACCAGTCTTGATGCCGGCGAAACCGCGGCCATTGCGAACATCAGCCAAGATGGAGAAGAGGTCATAGCCGCGGCCCGAGTAGAAGGCCTTCTTGTAATCGACGCTGAGCGGATCACCCGGCTCATTGTACTCGCTGAGTTCCCAGGTGTCTGCGGTCTTCCAGGAACCATCCTCCTGGCGCGTCTCTACGTAGAAGTGAATGTCGCATCCCATGTCAATTCTCCTCAGTTTCTAGTGGATGTCTAAGCTTCTCAGCTCACCCTATCACCGCTCCCCTACCGGGGATAGCTCAAGTCATTGATCGCTCAGACCGAGCAGTGATCGAACCATGGTCAGGGCCTGGGCGCCCACCTCTTCGGTGTCCCCGCGCAGCAGGTGCAGGTTCGGCATGCCCGCCTGCTGCAGTCGCTCGTGAGCGCGGACCATCCGCGGGTGGTAGTCGGCCATCTGCCGCAGCTCCTTGGGCGGCTTCCCCTGGGCCGCGCGACGGGCCATGACGTTGGCGGTGCACTGCTCGATTGGTGGATGGATATAGATGTTGTGCCGCTCGTAGCCGTCGTGCGTCAGGGCGACCACGCGGTGCAACTCCTGCGAGACAAACAGACCCTCCATGAGCACATTCAGACCGTCATCCACGGCCATGCGCGCCAGCTCAAAGGGCCGGCTGCGGCTCTTGATGGTGTCACAGCCGCCACAGCTGACGTCGTAGTGGCCAATGACCGCCAGCTTATGCTTCGGCCAGACCAGCAGCGAAGGCTTGCGCTTCGTGGGGTCGTCCTTCGGGCGGACGCGCATGGGCGCCCCCAGTGGGGCCATGACTGACCGCATGAGGTGTGTCTTGCCGCTGCCGCTGGCACCGGAGACCTGGACGATTATGCCGCGGCTAGGCTGCTTGTCTTGCACTGAACATCTCCATTGCTACATCCACCAGGTTCACTTCCCGCGCCCGGCGCCTGGACACCTTGCGCTCCTGATTGATTGTCTTCAGCACCACCTCAATGCAGTCCGGATTGACACATAGAGATAGCTCACAGTTGTGATCCCGGTCATGACCCGGTGGGCAGGGCTTACCGCCCAACACCTCAGCGGCAAAGCGATGTGCCCGCACAGTGCGGCGCTTCTTCAGCACGGGGCAGTAGAAGGAGAAGCTGCCGTACCAAAGGCGGTTGCCCTTCCCCCGGCTGCGCGCACCCACCCACAGCCAGCAGCCACAGGGCAGCGGCACAACGTAACGCATGAAGCGGCGCACGTCCGCGGCTGTGGCCTGCAGCATCAGCCTCTCTCCACGTGAAGCTCTACCATGCTTCCCCCGGAGGACTTGCGCTTCGCTCTGACCTCCTTCACCGGCCAGTAGAGCGGAGGACAGTTCATCACCCAGACAGGGGATGTCCCCAGCTCTGGAGACTCCTCCCGTAGGTTGGTGAGCTGGCTGATGACTTCGTCCAGCGTCAACACCTCGTAGCCGAAGGCGTTGACGGTCACTGCTTCGTCTCCTCTGCCGTCACGCGCTCTGCGGCGTACAGCGCCAGGTCACGCGCCAGCTGCTCCTCGGTCCAGCCAGAGGCCAGCAGGATCAGCAGCAGGTCAGTCCAGACCGCGTAGGTGACCCCTATGGCCGCCCGGCCCTCCTCCGCAGACAACTCGGCGATGAAGGTCATCAGGCTCTTCGTGATCTTCTGCCCCAGGGCCAGATCAGCCGCGATCTCGGCCTCGTTCTGCGGGGTCATCTGTACGTCTTCGGTCATTTGTCTTCTCCGGTCAAAGGAAGTGCTCCCCGCGATAGGGCTGGCCCGTCAGCACGAACTGCTTGGCTCGCTCGCTCACAGGCTTGGGCTTCGTCTCAGTCTCGATGCGCAGCCAGTCCGGCAGGGTGTCCTCTCGGATGGTCTTGAATATCTCCGTGTGCTGTTGCAGGCCGCGCGAGTCGTACCACTGGATGCGCTCCTGGGCCATGTCCGCGTACACGCCAGGATAGCGCCGGCCGAAGAACCCGTTCTTGAAGGCACAGAGCGCCGACTCAAACGTGAAGTTCCCCACGTCTGGCACCTCCGGATGCGCCCCGGCGAAGTCAGTCAGAATATGGGCAGCCGCGGTGTTCATCTGCTGCACCATACCGGGGAAATTCCGGTAATTCCCGGTGCAGCCGTTGTTCGCCCGCTTATCCCACACTAATTCGTCATGTCCGTGCAGCATGAGCATGCCGTTGCGGTGTGACCGGCTGCCCTCCTTGTCCCCGAACATCAGGTCTACGCAGTCTGGGCCGAAGCCCAGCAGGTGGACGTACTCCAGGTAGGAGAACGCCGACATGCGCCCGAAACTGGCAACCCTAGAGGCTATCGCCCAGCACTCTTCGTACGTCTTGCCAGCGTAGAGCGCTCGCTGGGAGCCGGCTTCCCTGACCAGCTGAAGATAACTGGAGATTGCGGCCACAGTGAGACGCTTGTTCTTCTGCCTATCCGTATCGAAGCTGAGCGTAGCCCAATTCTCGTTGAACCATTCTTCGAAGGTCGAGAGCATCGGTTCCCACCCATCACGCGGGCCGGGCAGCTGATCGCTGATCCTCAGCGTTGTGATGGGGTTCTGCGTGATGCCGTTGATGAAGGCCAGCACGGCGAACAGAGAGAACACCGGCAGGATGACCATCTTGGGCCAATGCGCGGCCGCGTCCAGGATCTGCACGCCAAAGCTCTGCTGCGGCTGGCGCAGGGTCTGCATTTCGGCAATGTCGGCCTGGCTGCTGAT